AGCAGAGCAGTTCTTGATAAGACCGTTATCTCCATACACAAAAACATAAGGGTGAAGAGATACAACGCCTCCAGATACAGCAATGTAATCATTGCTTGGAGTGGTTCCGGAAGAGTCTCGCAGCGGATACATGATAGAACCGCTTGGGCTACCCGCAAGAACGTTCGTTGTAGTCGTGCTATCAATCGCAGATAGGTTCTGCCCCGGATGCGCCAACAACAAACTATTCCCAGCCCCAGTAGCGTCAAAGAACCCATCCATCTGCCACAGGTTAAAGTCTGAAGCGGAAAATCCGTTCGTAACCGTTGCCACCTTGATGCTGAATCCAGAGCCTGTGCCACCTATCGTTGCGGCAGTTGCAGAAAGGGTATCACCAACAACGTAGCTATTACCTTGCGTAGTAACGGTGACAGAAGATACAACAGCCCCAGCAACAACTATCGTGGCCTTCGCTCCAGATCCACTACCGCCAGTAAGAGGCACTGCCGTATAGGTTCCGTTGGTATATAAGGATCCACCAACAAGGATGTTCAGGGTCAGTATGGGACCACCAAAAACGTACTCAGTTATCCCTGCGCCTATGCCGTTGTTGTCACATACAAACCTTTGCAGCCCATTGTTATAGCCATTGAATATGCTGTTGTAGTTATTTGAAGTCTCAATAAATATCCCACGGGAATACCCACTCAGGAAGTTGGTCATCTCACGATAACCACCAACTTTTCTTGGACGCCCACGCTGAAACCTGACCCACTGTCCATCGTTATAGAACTGCCTGTCTAAAACAGTTCCATCGCGCTGAATTCCGGCCTTGGTATCAAGCGAGAATATTTTCTTGGTCATTAGAAAGAGCCGCCAGAAATCCCGCTTGGAATAGCTAAACCAGAAGCAGTCAAGGCAAATTGCTTCACTCCAAGTATGGCTATATCAAACTCACCAGTACCAGCCCTGTAAATTCCAGTCGTCGTCTCGCTTGCAAAGTTCAGCGAGGGCGCTCCAACAGAGCCGTTGATAAGGCTGATAGCAGTAGATCCAGCCAGTACCGTGTTGGCATTGACAAGGTTCACAGAGTCGCAAATAAGCGTTGCCTGCTGACCCGTAGAAATAGTTGCAGTTGCTCCAGAGCCAGTGCTGATCGTTACCGTGTAGGCCCCAGTAGTAGCGTTCTGTATGTAATAGACCTGAATGGTTGGGGGGACAATGATCGTTACGTTCCCCGTAAGGTTGCCAGCCGATATATATTTTTGTATGACGTTTGATGCCTCAGAGCTTGTCAAAGTGTAGCTACCCGTGGCTACGGTCTTGACCAACTGGCTGAAGTTGAACTGCGTGTTCTTCCCAAGACCAACGGAATAGAACGCGGATCCAGAGCAAGCTATAAGGCAGGAGTCCCCCGGCTGCAACCCCACAGAAGCAGATCCGTTAAACAGATCCCCACCAGAGCAAGTGATGGTCAGAAGACCTGTTCCAGCATTCCTGACTCTTACAAACCAGTTGTTCGCAAGAGTCGATGCAAGGCTAAGGGTAAGAGTTCCAGCCCCGCCAGTCCAAACGTACATAGCCGCACGGTCAGCCGCCACAGCGGTGTAGTTTGTTGCAAATGTCGTTATTGGCGAGGACTGGTTGAGCGTAAGTCCAGTAGCAAGCAATCCATATCCTGCAAGCGTTGCAGCATCAGCAGAGGACGTCCCAGTGCCAAATGCAATTTTTCCCCAAGTACCCTGAGTGTCAACATTGGTCTGAATGTAGATGTACTGAACAGTTCCGGCAGCAATTGAAATGATTGTGTTGGTTCCGGCGTAGTCCTTGACCGTAAAGGCATTGGACCCAACGTTCCTGATCAGCGCATCATTACCCACGGAAGTCTGATTGGCAGGCGGCATGTACAACGACAGACCCGTGGTTGTCGCAGACACATCCATGATACGAGCGGTGTAATCAGTGGTCGCATTGCCGTTGATGGGCCAGTTAAGCTGCGTGTTGGCAGAAAGCGTTATTGCCCTGTACGAAACGTCAGTCGGCTGAATTACGGTTCCCGTGAACGGCGAATTGAAGCTCATGTTCTATCCTTAAGAATCAAGCGCAACGGCTTGCCTGTCAGCAGTACGGGCTACGTCCTCGCTCTTCAAAGTGCTAATGATCAGGTCATACTGCTGCTGCCACATCCCCATCCGCTCGTCGTTCTTCAGGTACGGCATGGCTTGCAGCAAAGACCCATACAGCAATGCTTGAGGCGCATAGATGGTGAACCAGTTGGTCTGGTTGGTAGAGTCCAAAGGCTGCACCCGCTCGTAGTACAGAACCTCATAGTCATAAGCAGCGGTAGGAGTAGGGGCTACCAACCAATGCGTGTAGTCGTAGTCTGCGTAAAACTTGGGGATGCTTGTTGCCGTTGGAGTCGGGGCGTATTCCCTCAAATACTCGTACTTCCTCAGAAGCACGGGATACCTTTTACCAGACACGGTGACGTTCATTGATACCGTCTTGTGCCACCGCGCAGGCTTGTCTATGACAGGCTGGCTGGCTACCATGCTGCTGGTATTGACCGTCAAATTACCAAGAAACTTGATCTGCGAGGCTATGACCTGCTCTGCCAGCATGACAAAACGCGGTATCTGAGCAATGGTCGCAGCGTCAGTCCTCTCCAGATACTGCTGGATGTCCGTCACCAAAGAATCGTATGTCATAACCTGAGCGGTAGTCATGCGAAGATCCTTGTGCCTGTTTTGTCGATAATTAATGCCTGTTTTCTAGGAGCAGTATATTCCAAAGTTGGTATAGAAACGTGCGTCCAAGAGTCAAATTCGCGGATCACCTGATCGTATTTCAAGTCAGAGGCAACAATCCTACGCACTATATGATCTGGAGTCAGACTCGGAATACGAAAATCAGCCGCACACCCCACCGTATGTTGGCTTATTTCCTTGCTACCAACCGCTGCATTAACTGCTGCTGACCGATATCCAGAACTCACCAGTATTGGCTGGAAGCCGAAGAGAGCTTTAACTTCTTCAAGAAACGCTGCAAGCCGCTTAAGGTTCTCAAGAGACTTTTCATCTGGTGTGTTATCCAATGTCCTGTGGTCAGTAATAGTTAGTTCAGCAAGGGTGAAGTGTGGGCTAAGGTTCATTTATTACCCGGATCAGCCCGTACAGCACTACCCAAACCCAGCGCAGCCGCTACCCCTTGAGCCAGCAGTTGGTACTGAGGTGGAACTATTGGTATTAAAACCGCTGCCACAAGCCCCAGACCCGCCATCGTTGAGTTTTCACCAAATCGTTTTTTAAGCCAGCCCATGTCAATCTCCTTATTTGATATTTCCACCAACAGGGTACTGCACTCCAACCGGAGCATCCGTTACAATTTTAGACCCCGGCTTGATGTGACCGTTGTCAAAAGGACTCTCGTTCAAAGGCCCGTAACAGTTCGCCAAAGTCACTCCATTGACGGGTTTCAATTGCAACGTGCAGGGCATCGACCACATATTGCTCATCTGGTCATCTTTGCTCAAAATAAACGTCCTTGATACCAGCGGTGCTACTGCCCATGACGGTGCTTGCGGAAGGCTTGTGACTGCGCCAAACAATGACCAGACCTTGCCTTCAGGAGCCTTGCAGGAGTTATGCATGAGCGCACCGTTTGCTACCGATACCCCTACGATTACAGGGCAGACTGCCATTCCTTCCAAGAACTTCTTGCCGTCAATGGTTATAGACTTACCCGTAGGAACCGCACCAGACGCAGCACAAAGAGCATACGCACCTTCGCAAAACATCAGATCAGCAGCGGAGGCATTGGTAACGATGAACAGCAAGAGACAGAGCAGTTTCATTTTTATACCTTTGTGACCAAGTGAATAAGCAAAAGAATAATCGCCCCAGCAGACGCAATACCAATCTCCTCAATGCGCTTCAATCTGGCATTGCAAGCCCTCATCTCCACTTGAATGGCTTGATACCGCAACTCGCACTTGTCGATGTGGCTTTCAATCTTTATATCCACTTCATTGACTGTGGTCACTTTGCGGCGTTCTTTGTCAGGAATGCAATGAGCCAGATCATTTGACTTGATAAACAAAAGTAAAAAACATATTTCGCGCTGCCGCTTCCATTGCCCTACCATCAATCTGGATGTCATCTGTCGCTGCGGTCGCATAAAAAACCCACCCGTCATTAGCCGTGCTGCCAGTACACGGCGCGCTGCCGCTGCCGCCAGCGTCTGTGGATGCTGTAAAGTTTGAGGATATTGGTAAACTCATTCGCATAGATGTGTCGTAACCCGCAGATGTAGCGTCTATTCCAACATACCCGCCAACCACAACAGTATTTCCAACTCGCAAATATTGCAAAGGATACGCAGTTGATGCGGCCATATTCGTGCCATTTGTAAGGCTCGGCGTGTAGGTTCCAGAACTGACCATTCCAAGGTTGCTGGTTGGAACATCAATGCCGGCAGTCGTTGCTGTGATCTTTCCGCTGGGAACCAACGTCCCAGTAACAGCAATCCCCGCGCTGGTCATCGCCAGCACCGTCGCCCCGTTACTCTGAAGGTTAAGGTTGCCCGTTGTGTCGGCAGTTGTTACGACCCCAGCAGAGGTCGATGCGTTGATCGATGCGGCCATGATTTATCCTCTACACAAAGTAAGTAACTGAAAAATATATATTTGAGGATGCTGTTAAAGTTGACGCAGCAGAAACGCTAGTAGAAGCCGCATTAACATAGCAAGAAATACTGACAGTAGCTAACCCGTTCATGCCAGACCCCATCGCTAACGTGCTGCCGCAGGTAAAGGGCAGATTGCCGCAGATCGGATTCGAAGCCGTCGCAGCAACAGATGTTGCTCCAGTTACGCTACCGATTGCAGTTACCAAACGACCTATTTTTGTATAAACGCCCGTAGAACTAAAAGCACCAACAACTGTTAGTCCTGCGCCTTGACTGGGTGTCCAAGTTCCCTCTTCATAATCGTCAAGTGTGTTTACATCAGTGACAGCAACCTGCGTTGCAGGAAAAGCAATACCTCCTGTCTGCACTGTTGCGTTGCCTACTGCTATACCAGCAGGACTAGTTGCCCCAGCCGTACCATCAAGGATGAGTGACATTTATTTGGCCTCCAGTGCTGCAACTCTTGCTTCAAGAGATTCGATGCGTTTCAGTGCGCGTACCAGCAGAGCCTCACCGATCTGAGTTATATCGTGGCTGTACTCGCACAGGAGTTGTTCACTTTCTGGCGTTGGTACGATAAGTCCATCAACTACTTTTGTTTCGTTCCAGATACCTGCCAGCTCTGGCAACTGCTCTTTCACGCTCTGTGCAGACTTCCCATAATTCCAATCGTCGTGCGTCTGATCGTTGTATTTGAATCTGCCTCGACGCAAGGCGATAAACTTCGCTTCCAGTTCGTCGAGCATCGCAGGCGTGTAGTCCTCAAAAACGTCCTTCACGCGCACATCAGACAGGTTGATGTTGTTCGCAGAGAAGTTACGCAGCCCACCATTCGACGCAATAGACGCCCGTTCCACACTCGCACCATCAGAACAGGTCAGAAAAAAGTTCCCAGTGCCGTTTATACCAGTACCGTAATAAATGCTGACACCTGTAGCGTTAGAGCCGTTGGTGTTATTTATATTGGCCGTGTATGCACCGCCAGTGGTGGAGGAATAATTCAATACCCCCGCGCAGTTTATGTTCGTATTATTTAGGCCGGTATCACCTATAGTCAAATTGTTGCTTGCATCAACACCGGCGATAATTCTTGAAACTGCATTCGATGAATTCGCCCCTCTGAGGTACACAGCGTTCCCAAGTGCGAGATCGTTTGTTCCCGCGCCCGTTCTGGTTGCAGTTGTGGGCATTGTGAGAGACGTACCAAGCGCAGCGCCGAGAGTCGGCGTAGTGAAACTAGGAGAAGCAAGCGTAGCCAACGTCCCCGTAGCACTCGGCAGCGTAATGGTCGCAGTGACCGCATCCGTTGGCGTGAGCGTGGTCGATCCGCTTGTTGCTCCTGCTAGAACTACTGATCCCATATCTATGTTCCTTTACAAGATGACCCAGCGGTAGCCGCTTGGGATTGTTACTACTGCACCGCTGTTGATCGTAATCGGCCCAACTGAAGCGGCTGAGAACCCAGTAGGTAAGGTATAACTGGTGGTCACAATCAATTGATTCTGCACAAACACCTGATCACCACCACCACCCGTTGCGCCTCCGCTTATTGCTACAACAACTCCACTGTTGTTCTTAGTATAGAGAATCTTGTCAGTGACATTGACCGCTATCTCACCAAGCAACATATTTCCAGCAGAAGGCGCAGCCCCCGACGTTATTGAGTTATATGGAACAAGTGGCGTGAAATTAGACTGAGCCATATTTAATCCTTAAGAAACCACCCATCTGGCAGTACCAGACAGGGTGACAACAACT